GGTAAAGTAAATAATAGAATATATGCTAGAAAATGTGATATAAGAGAGGTCAATACCAAAGATTATAAATTATTTCTAAACAATAATCATATACAAGGATATGCATCTTCTTCAATAAACTTAGGATTATATTTTAATGATGAGTTAGTTAGTTTAATGACATTCGGATGGAGGAGAACAAACAATAAAAAAGAATATGAATTAATTAGGTTTTGTAATGAATTAAATACTAGTGTTATTGGTGGTGCTTCTAAACTATTTAAGTATTTCGTAGACAATACTAAGTTTGAATATTTAATATCATATGCCGACATATCATTATTTGGTGGTGGTGTCTATAAAAAGTTAGGTTTTGTTTTTGATACATTATCTAAACCTAATTATTTTTGGGTTATAAATGGGAAAAGAATACACAGATATAATTACTCTAAAAGAAAGCTAGTAAAACAAGGATTTGATAAAGATAAGACTGAGTTAGAAATAATGAACGAAAGGGGTTATTATAGAATATTTTCGACTGGTCAAGAAAAATGGCTATATAAAAGTTAAACATTTAAATTAATTCATATATAATAATCACAAATAATAATATATGACAAGAGCTGTTTTACAACTATGGGAAGAAAGTGAAAAGAATAATAACAGACCATGTGGTTGTTCCATACATTCAGATTTACAATCTAGAGACAAATATTTAAAATCAATCTATAGTGGCAGGAATAAAGTCCCAGAATACTACGAGAGAGCTATTGGTGAGCCTATTGATGTTTTGTTAAAATCTAATTTAATAAAAGGCTTAGAAACAGTTAAGCTTATGAGACATGAGATGAATAATTTACTAAACCTAAACGAGATATTAGTTATTTAAACGCCATACTGCTTTAGATGCTCTTCTGTTATTATTATAAACTTATAACCTTTTTTATCACACCACTTTATCATTGCCTCCCACTTGCTTCTGTTTGTATGTGCCATTTTTAGGTCGTATTCAAAATTCCTCAACTTCTTTAAGCCATTTTCTGGTACTTTTAGCTTATTCTCCATAAGCATTTGTACAGTTCTGTACTCTTTCATAGGCTTAACTTCAACAACTACTTGTTTTAAAACACCATCACTACCTCTTAGTTCATAGTAGAAATCTGGGTAGTAAGTATGTTGTTTTAAAGCACCAGAACTTGGATTCATTTTTTGGTAGCTTATCTTCAAACATTCTGCACCCCATTTCTTAACATTATCATTCATGTCTAAGTAAACCATAAATCTTTGTTCTAGACCACTTCTGAAATAGACACCACCTTCTGAATTCATTTTAACTATCTTATCTCTATTCTTAGGTCTATAATTACCTTGGTGATACTTTTTGTTATTTGGTTTTGAGTTTAACATATTGTATATATTAAGAAATGTTCTTTTTCTAAAATAATATATATACTATGGCAGAACTATTTAAACGAACAAAGCTAGATTTATTATTACATGGTAATAGTATTTCTGATAATTTCAAGAACAACAGCTTATACTTTTATGAGCAATATACAAAAACTACAAAAGAGTTTAATGTAATACCAGTTTCTAAAATGTCAAATGGTGGATTCTATTTTTTACATTACCAAGATGAGTCTAATTGGATGAAATACTCGCCAATATTTCTAGCAGATTATAGAAAGATGTCTGGGAAGGTTATAGCATTTGGTGTTAACTTTAATTTTATACCATTAGAGGTTAGGGTATTATTATTTGATAAGTACATAACAGAGAAAGATTTTGAAGATAATAACTATCTAAAAGTAGACCTACAAGGTATATATGATGAACTTAGGAGGTTGGGATTTGAATATGCTCTTAATGAATATGATGTATCTAGAATAAAAGTAGTTCATAAAGTTAGCTTAGACATACTTCCAAGATTCTTATACCACCAACATCCAAAAAATAAATATGATCCTATGAAGCTTATGCAAATATGGGAAGCTAAGCTAGCTAAAAGAGAACAGAGACATAGAGAGATGACATTATCATTATTAAGCGATTTTTATGATGTTAATTCTGAGATATCTGAAAAATACGATGTCCTTAAAGGACATATAAAAAGATTACAAAGAAATATTAAAAAGTATTAACCCTTGTTAATCAAGCGATTAATGAGAGGTTTGTAACTTAATATATAATGTAAATACAAATCATAAATGGCAACATATAATACTACTAGTTCAGATTTTGGTACTGCAAATTCAGCAATAGAGAATAAAGGAATCTTTAGTAAAATACTTAGAAATCTTTCAAATTATGGAATGAATTATAATGATATGATTATAAGAAACCAAGTAGGTATAGGAATCAATGAAGATCCTTATTCATCAAAGGGGAATTCAATGTATGATTTCTTCAGCCAAAGGGCCGTATCATCTGTATTAAGTAGAAAATCTATTCCGTATCTTGACAAATCATATGCTGATAAAAGAAGAATACTTAGAGAGTATTCTATAAAGGATGATATAAGAGATTTTGTATCTTCTGTGTGTGATGAATGTATAGTATATAACGATGAAAGTGATTTTTGTTCAGCAAGATCACTTTCAAATGAATATTCACAAGAGATACAAGATAAATATCTAGAATATTTCAAAAAAGTTTATACCAAGTATGGATTTTCTGACAATATTACTGCGTGGAATATGATGAAAGATTTCTTAATCGATGGCTATTTAGCATCAGAAATAATCTTTGATGATAAAAAAAAGAATATTATTGGATTTAATGGATTAAGACCAGATACATTAGTACCTGCTTATGAACCTAATGTTGGACACTTATGGATACAATATCCAGAAGATCCACAGTTAAGAAGAATATTTCTAGATTCACAGATAGTTTATATATCATATTCTACACAAAATGATTATTCAGAAACTTCTTATGTGGAGGGTCTTATAAAACCATATAACCAACTTAAAATACTTGAACAGACAAGAATAATGTTTAACGTATTAAATGCTCAAGTTTATCAAAAATTTACAGTTCCTATTAAGGGAATGTCTAGACAAAGAGCAGAAGAACAAATAGGACAATTAATACATGACTATTCAGAAGATGTAGAATGGGATGATGATTTAGGAACATTATCTATGAATGGTTCTAAACAATTGCATTATAATAAACAAATATGGTTCCCAGAGGGTGATGCAGGTACTCCTGATATGGAACTTGTTAAGCAAGAAGGTCATGATTTAAATGATGAAACTATGTTAAATTGGTTTTACAGAGCACTCAAAAGAGCTTCTAAAATACCTGTACAGAGATTCGAGTCTGAAAATGGTGGTGGTAATTTATTTACCGATGCATCAGATATGACCAGAGATGAGATAAAATTTCATAACTTTATTAGTAGACTTAGAGCGAATTTTAAAGAAATGATTGTCAAACCAGTGAGGTTACAACTGCTTATAGAATTCCCAGAACTTACTGATGATGAAAACTTTATAAACCAAATAGACATATACTTCTATAGCAATCAAACATTTGAGGACTGGAAGAAGATAAATAATATGTCTAAAAAGGCAGAGGTTGTTAGTAGCTTATTAGGGGTTATGAGAAATGAAGAACAGCCATACTTTCATATAGAATGGATTATGGACAATGTGTTTAAATTAACACCAGAAGAGAAAGCAGAGAATGAAAGATACTGGGCTAGAGATAATAATAAAGGTGCTGGTTCGGCAGATGGTGTTGAAGGTTTCGAAGGTGAGGGAGGTGCTCCCATGGATGGTGGACCAGGTGACACAGACGACTCTGCAATAGATGACGGTGGTGATGATTTAGATATTGGTGGCACAGATGATCCAAGTCCAGATACTGGTGGTGGTGATGAGTTTGAGTTCTAAAATAATTATGGATTGGTACAAAAATAAAAACATGACTGAATATTCAGTCATGTTTTTTTTTGTGCTAGTTTTTGTTCTAATTAAAACTTTTTAAAGTTTATCTGTTTCTTATCCAAGTCCACATTATCTACAACAATTGTAATTTCATCACCCAGTGATAGTTTATCACCTAGTTTATTATCGGCTGTATATTTCTTAGTATCTATTCTCCACTTACCATCTCCTAAATCATTTGGTGCTATCATACCCTCACATTTATTATCTGTTAATTCTACATATATGCCCCAGTCAGTAACACCAGTGATGACACCTTGGAATATTTGTCCAATCTTGTCCATTAGAAATTCAACTTGCTTGTATTTTATAGAATCCCTCTGAGCCTTAGATGCTATTATTTCTCTTTGTGAACACCACTCTGCATCTTCTTCAATAGATAGAGGATTAGACTTAGGTTTATTCTCTAATAAGCCTAACAATAGCCTATGTGTTATAAGATCAGGGTATCTTCTTATTGGAGATGTAAAATGTGAGTAGTGTGAAAATCCTAACCCATAATGTCCAATATTCT